TATTTTTGCAAATACTATTGACAAATAATATAATTTGTATTAGAATAAAAGTGTCGAAAGGAGATGTCAAAAAATAAATTGTTTTGGTTTATCTGGTTTTGTTTATGACGTCGACTGACGAATGGTTGTAAGAGGTTGGGGAAAAATGTAAGCCGTTTAGGTTTTTAAGAAAAGGGAGTGACTGTCCTATCCGTTGAAATACGGCAAAACCGTCCGCAATTATGCGTCAAATAAAATATAAGGGTTGCAACCGATAGCAAGAAAGAGGAAAGAAAATGGAAACTAAAAAGTACGAAGTAACAGTATTAGACAAGAAAGGAACTTGCGACAACGCATTATTTGAGAAAATGGCAAAGAAAGGCGACATCACATCAATAAAATTAGCAGAAGTTTTGGGAATGGTTGTCAAAATAATTGGATATGCAAAATGCAACATTGTAACAGATGAAAAGAATTTTGACATATATTATTTTGATACAGAGGAATACGGACTAATTTCAAGCGGAAGTGAAATATTTGCCGAAAGCGTAACAGATTATTACGGCGAAGTTGAAAACGTAAGGTTGACAGAAGTAAAAACAAAGAAAGGTAAAACATATAAGGCAGTGCCAATTTTAGGAAATGAAAAAACAAACAAAAAAGAAGAAACTATAAATAAAAATGAAGAAACAAGCGACGATTTACCATTCTAAAATTATTTATAGAAAAGAGGAAACTATATGCCCAAACGTATTGAATTAAATTCAGAACAACAAAAATTATTTAATGAATTAAAAAAATTGTCTAAAAGAGCAAATCAAAGAATTGTTCGTTTAGAACGTGAATTCGGTAAAGATACTTGGGCAACAAAGAAATTGAGGGACAAGCTTGCAACTGAACCGTTGCAAGCTTGGACTAAAACAGGGCGTGTAAAAGTTAATAAAAAAATGACAATAACACAAATGAAAGCTACAATAAAAGCAACACAACAATTTTTAAATTCTAAAACATCGACCAAAAGAGGTATAAAACAAATTAGAGAAACAACAATAAAACAACTTGCAAAATCTCTCGGAACAGACGAAGAGGATTTAACATATGAAGAGGCGGAAACATTATATGACATGTTATCAGATGATTATGTTACGGATTTATTAAGATATATTCCTTCGTCGGATTTTTGGGCATTAATAGAAGACGCAAAAGAGGCGGGAGATAATCAAGAGAGTTTTGTTTCTCGTATTTCAGATTATATTGATTTTGGAAATGATGTAAATATGCGTAGTAACTTAATAATGATTTACGAAAAATATGTAAAATAGGAATTTAAAAGTGTGTTATATTTTGAAGAATATCACGGACATTGTGTTGATATTGTAGGAGATAGAAAAAAAGTTGATAATACTATTTATGCGTTCGATATTGAAACGACATCATATTTAATATTAGACGGGAAGCAAATTGCTGGAATTGATTATCAAAAATTATCAAAAGAAGAACAAGAAAGAGCGGAATTTCGTTCTTGTATGTACATTTGGATGTTTTCAATTAATGACAAAGTATATTACGGTAGAACTTGGGAACAGTTCAAAAAATTTCTTGACAGATTGGAACTATACGACAGAGAAAAAAAGATTGTATTCATACACAATCTTGCATTTGAATTTCAATTTTTGAAAGGTGTTTTCAATTTTACAGATGTGCTTGCAAGAAAATCGCACAAAGTTATGAGATGTTTTTTTGAAGATTATAATATAGAATTGCGTTGCACTTATATGATGTCGAATTGTGCATTGAAATATTTACCGAAAATATTTAATTTACCAATAGAAAAACAAGTCGGCGACCTTGATTATTCTTTATTAAGGACGCCGATAACAAAATTATCATCGCAGGAGATGAAATACTGCGAAAATGATTGTTTGGTTATATATTATTATATCCAAAGAGAATTAGAAACATACGAAAGAGTTGACAAAATTCCTTTGACATCAACAGGACATGTAAGGCGTGAATTAAAAGAAAAAGTGTTGAACGACTGGAATTATAAAAATAAAGTAAAAAAAGCGATAAATACAGACCCTCATATATATAATTTATTGCAAGACGCATTTATGGGAGGATATACACATGCAAACTGGATTTATGTTGATGAAATACTAAACAATATTGATAGTTACGATTTTACATCTAGTTATCCCTATATATTAGTTACACATCAATTTCCATCAACAGAATTTAAAAAATGCAATATAAAAAAAGTAGAACAAATGTCCAAAAGGTTTGCATATTTGCTTGTCGTAAAATTTACAAATGTAAAATGTAAATATTACAACAATTTTATTTCACAAAGTAAATGCAGAAATATTGTTGGCGGGCGTTATGATAACGGACGAATAATACAAGCAGAATCCTTTGAAATGACTTTGACTGATGTTGACTTTTATTTTATACTTTCAACATATGATTGTCAATACGAAATTATTGAAAATTATTATTCAAAATATAATTATTTGCCGAAACAATTTATTGAATTTGTACTTGAAAAATATGTAAATAAGACACAATTCAAAAATGTTCAAGGAAAAGAGGTTGAATACGCAAAAGAGAAAAACAAATTCAACGCTTTATATGGAATGAGCGTCACAAATATGATTCGAGATGAAGTTGTTTACGATAATAAAAACGGTTGGAGTGAAAGACCACTTTCAAATGATGAAATTGTTGAGGCGTTAGAAAACGAAAAGAAAAAATCGTTCTTGTCGTTTGCATATGGTGTTTGGGTAACAGCATTTGCAAGAAGTAATTTATTAAAAAATGTCATACAATTGGACGAATTTGTTGTGTATTGTGACACAGATTCGGCAAAATTAAAACAAGGCTATGACAAAAAAATTATTGATAATTACAATAAATTTGTTGAAAATAAAATAAAACACGTTGCAGAAAAACTTGACATTCCAATTGAAAAATTTGCACCAGCAGACGTATTTGGCGAAAAACATATGCTTGGACTTTTTGAATGTGAAACAGAAAAAGGACATTTGCACACATATGACAAATTTATCACGCAAGGGGCGAAAAAATATGCGGTTGAAGTTGACGGCAAAATTGAAATAACTGTCGCTGGAGTACCGAAACAAGGTTCAAAAGCGTTGTCAAGTTTAGATGATTTTAGGGACAATTTTGTTTTTAAATATGAAGACACAAACAAAAATTTAATAATTTATTGCGAAAATCAATTGGAATTTAATTTGACAGACTATCAAGGAAACAGCTATAATATAAAAGACACGTGCGGTTGTTGTGTTATTCCGACAACGTATGTTTTAGGAAAAGCCTTGGAATATTCGAATTTGATTTCGGATAATTCAAGCAAACGTGCAAGATTTAAGGAGTGAAAAGAAATTGAAAGATTTGGAATATATCAAGAAATTTTCGAAAATATCAATTTCGGGAATTTGTGAAAAAAATAAAATAAATAGGGCGAATCTATTAAACAATAAAAGCACACAGAAAAATGCAAAAATAGTTCGCGAGGAAATAGAATCAGAAATTGCAAAACTATATATCAAGGAGAATAAAGAAAATGAGCAACAAAAAAATGATTCATTATAATTTAGATAATATTGATAAAATTGGTGCTAGATTTAATTTAATATATGGAGAGCGTTCCAACGGAAAAAGTTATCAAGTAAAACATAAAAAAGCTGTTGAAAAATATCTAAAAACTGGAAAGCGTTTTATACTTATGAGGCGTTGGAAAGAGGAAATTTCAAGCGAAAAAATAGAACAATATTTTCAAGATGTTGATGTTTCAAAGTTGACAAATGGAAAATATAATTGTATAACATTATATAGAAAAACATTATATTTATCTGTATATGATAATGAAACAGGAAAAATAAAGAGATACGAAAAAATAGGTTATGTTGTAGCATTATCAACAGAACAAAATTACGCGGGGGCGTCGTATTTAGATGTTGAAGATATTATTTTCGAAGAATTTATGTCAAGAAGTGTATATATTGCTAATGAAAGTAATAAACTTATGAATTTTTATGCAACAGTTGATAGAAAAAGACTTTCAACTAGATTATGGCTTGTCGGAAATACTATTTCAAGAGTTTGTCCTTATATAAATGACTGGGGTTTGCATAATTTAATAAGTTCACAGAAACAAGGAACAATAAAAACACTTGATATAAAAGGGACAGACAACGAAAAAATAACAATTGCAGTTGAATATTGTAAATCAACGGGCGTATCATCTGGAACAATAGGAACAAACGCAAATATGATTAATACAGGGGCGTGGGAAACAGCACCGCAACCCCATTTACCAAAATCATATAAAAATTATAATGTTTTATTTCGTTTTGGATTCCAATATCAAGGATTTAAATTTTTATGCGAATATTTAATGGATAAAGAAGATAAAAAAGACGCCTGCTGGTTTATTCGTCCATTTTATAAAGAATTTTCAAATAAAATTATTGTTTTTTCAGATGTGATAAAAATATCTAAATATTGGCAAAGAGATATTTATAATATATCAATAAAAAATGAAAAATTGCGTAATTTGTTTATGACATTTAAAGAAAATAAAATTTTTTATGCAAATGATTTATGCGGAACAGATTTCAAACAAGTTATTGATTTTCAGATAAGGAGATGATAAAAAATGTTAGAAAATTTGAAATTGTTATTAGAGGAATTAAGAAAAAATCCTGATATGGTTTTGTCAAGGGGGAATCAAGAAAATGTTATCTTTTCACTTGAAACAGCAATTGAAGTTCTTGAAAAATTAAAAAATGAAAAAAAGGGGGATAGATTATGAATAGCGAAATAATACTTGTAAGAAATATAAATGTTGATAAACAATATACAAATGTTTTAAATTATTCAGAGGCAAATATGTTGTCGTTATGCCGTGCAAATGCAGTCGCAACAGCAACTAATCATTCTTTTTTGCGTCCAACTGGAACGTTGTTTGTTGGTTTTACTTATGCGCAATGTTTACAAGCAAATTATATTGCGTTTCAAAATCCTGACTATTCTAATAAATGGTTTTTTGCATGGATAGATGACGTAATATATAAAAGCGATAAAAATTGCGAAATTAAATTTACTATTGACGCATGGTCAACATGGTTTAGTTATTGGACATCAAAGCCATGTTATGTATTACGACATCATGTCAACGATGATGTTGTAGGAAGATATACACTTCCCGAGGGTTTGGAAACTGGAGAATATATCATTGATAATTATATTAGATATGATGATTTTGACGATATGTCATATATTATTCAATGTACAGAATGGTCAAGTGGTAGTGATGATAAACCACTAGCAACAAATTTCGGCGGTGTATATTCGGCTGGTGGTGCTTATATATGTCCTGATATAAGAACAGTTGTAAATATTTTACAAGCATTTGCAACATTAGGAAAAAGCGACGCCGTATTTGGTGTATATATGTGTCCAACATCATTAATAAATAATACTAGTGGTTCGTTACAATATTCTGGTCAAAGTACGCCATTATATGGAACGCAAACAATAAATAAACCTAGTCGATTAAATGGATATACTCCAAAAAATAAAAAATTACTAACATTTCCGTATTGTTTTATAAATCTTTCAAATAATAACGGAACAACAAATTCATATTTATATGAATTATTTAATGAAATTGACGAAAATCCTAATCAATGTATTTTTAATATTAAAGGTGTTCCAACTGTTGGGGCGTCAATAAAATGTACGCCTTTTAATTATAAAAATAACGCAGAAGAAGACAACGAAGACGAGGGAATTTTGGGCGGAAAATTTCCAACTTTATCATGGAGCGAAGACGCATATATAAATTGGTTGACTCAAAATAGTGTAAATATTGGAATAGGTGTTGCGTCATCACTTATTACAATTGTAGGCGGTTTAGGTATGATGGCAAGCGGTGGGGGTGCGTTGGCTGGTGCTGGCACTGTAGTAAGTGGTTCAATGTCTATTGCAAATCAAATCGGACAAGTATATCAACACAGTTTGACACCGAACACGGCAAAAGGAAATACAAACGGCGGAGATATAAATTCATCATCAAACGCAAATACATTTTATTTTGAACAAATGTCTATAAAACAAGAATATGCAAAAATTATTGACGATTATTTTACAAGATATGGATATAAAATCAATAGAATTATAAGTCCAAATATTACAGGACGACCTTATTATAATTATATTGAAATTGGTTCAAGTGAAGTAATAGGAACTGGAAGTGTTCCAAGTAAATTTATGGATATTATAAATAATGCTTGTCGTAAAGGTGTAACAATATGGCATAATCACGCAAATATTGGAGATTATACTTTGAATAATAGTATTTAAAAAAGAGAGGTTATAACCTCTCTTTTATAAATTTTGTAAATGCAATGCACCTGTTCCGAAATATCTTCCAAATGGTATAAATTTATTTGAATTATTAGCACTTGTTAATTCTAATGAACTTGATGTCCCATATTGTGAAATTAAAACATTTGAATTTCCATTTATCGTTAATTTTGTATAATGTGTGCTTCCGTTACCCTCTATTAAAAATGCTATATTAAATTTTCCCTTTTGATTATTTTTAAAACTAAAATTATTGATTGTCAATACTGTATTTATTCTAACTGTATATATACAATTATTTTCAAGTTGTAAATTTTCTATTACCCCGTCTGTTGCTAAATCATTTAATATTATATTACGTGGTATTGATGTTAATAAATATTCTTTTGACGGAGATACAAGAACATATTTTTCTAAATCTGCACTGTACACAAATTCTAGTATAATATCATTTTGTATATAAGCTTCTGAAATATTATCAGGCAAATATATATTTCCTTGATTAGTTATTTTGATATAATCATTACCAACATTTGTTGTTCTTATAAAAAATCTATGTGGCAATTCATAATTTGAAACTATATTGTTTATTTCAATATCTGTATTATTTACATTTGTTTTATAAATAACATCTTCAGCAGATAAAACATTCAGTGTATGTGTATTATAATTTAAATTTCTATATACATTATTTTTATCACTAATTAAATTAATGTAATTTGTAGGTCTTAATGTATTACGAGAATTATTATTTGTATTAATATAATTATATAAATATGATAATGCATCTTGATTTTCGATTTTTATAACTGTACCAAATTCATCAAGATTTAATGTTGATGGTTTTACTGGTATTAAATTTGTCCAATTTATTAAATCTTTACTTTCAATTCGCCATACTCTATTATAATCATAATATAAATTTTTTGAAACATACATATAATATTTATTAGGATTTATTTCAACAACTGACATTGCTTCATAACCACTATTGTTAAGAGCTTGTATTCTTGATGTATTTAAAGTCCAATTTTCTAAATCTGTCGATGTCCAAATTTCAACGTGTCCCTCGTGTGTTCTATCGTTTGCGTCAACATATCTACGAGTAAATAAATAATAAGTGTTATTGCGTATTGAAATAAATACATCAAAACGGGAATTGTCGCTCAAATTTATTGGTGTTGGTGTTCCAAATGTTAGATTTTCAATGTCTGTAACTTCAACTTTCCATAACCTCAAATTTGGAAATTCTTGTCCTTGATATTCAATTGTTGGATTCTCTAAATCACTGGCAGTATATAATATATAAAGTTTATTTGTTAAAGTATCTTTGAACCATTGTCCGAACCAAACATGTGGTCTTGTTTCGTTACTTATATTCAAATCAATTTCTGTTTTTATATAATCTTTGAAATTTTGTGTTATAAATAAACCAAAATCATTATACATCTGTTTTGTAAATGTTAAAATATAATATTTTCCATTGTAGAAAAATGGCGAAAAATCTTGTCCAGCAAATTGCATAGGTGTATCAACAATATTGAATAGTTCTCCATCATTTGAAACTTGTATTGCACTTTTAGGGACATTCATTCCCTCATCATTTACTTTATTTAAATTATCATATCCAATTGTAAATAATAATTCGGGATAATTTGACAAAGTATTATTATTTACTCTTTTATATAAAATGTTATTTTTTATTTTTATGTTATAACCATCTGCGTTTGTAGAAGTGTGTTCATAAATACAAACATAAGATAAATTTTTAATATTAATACTATTGTTTATAAAATAATGTTTGTTTTCTTCCCAGTCTGTAGGAATTGAAACAAAATCCCAAATTACAGTACCATCTGCAACATGTTCCCCTGTAAATGTAGGATATGTGTTTCCAGTTGTTCCTGCGACACTACAAACATAAATATTATTACTATTTTTATCTTTGATAAAATCTCCGACTTTATATTCAAAATTTGCTGTTCTTTGTCCTGCCATTTTCCAATACGCTAAATCATTTCCGAATAAATATAAAAACTTATCTGTTAATGATAAACTATCAATTTTTTTATAATCTTGTATATAAAATTGTTCGAATATTTCTTGTAATTGTCCGCTTTCTGCCATTTCATTTAATTTATTGTCGATTTCATCTTGAACATCTAAATTATTGAAATAATTGTTTACATATTCTTGTAAATTATTAAATTTTTCAATATAATCATTTTGTAAATCTATAAAAGCATTTGTTACATTTTCCATTTCTTGACCAACTAAATTTTGACTATCTATTATTTTATTTATTTCTTTTCCTAATTTACAAAATAATTGCCATTCGGTTAAAGCGTCAAAATCTGCCTCAATAAATGGAAAATTTTCTATGACAAACCATTTAAAGGGTGTTAATTTTTTATATTCATATTTATTCATTTTTTCTCTCCTCTCTTTATACTAATTGATAAAAAAGACATTCTAAGTCCTTAAATATCATAGTATATATTGATTTTATATTTTCTTGCATTTCTTTTAAAATTGCAATTTTGTCAGCTGGTGTTCTTGTTATTGTTTCATTATATATATTATCATCTGTTGTATTATCTGTTTTACTATCTGTTTTATTTCCGCTTGATGATGTTGTTGTGTTAGAACTTCCATTTGATGTTGAGCTGTCTTCTCCTGAACTATTATTTGTATCATAATTATAATTAGAAACATAACTTCCATCTCTTAAATCTGAAAGTTGATTTTGTGGAAGTTCGCTATTTCTCCTGTCTGATATTTCATTTGCACTTGTTGTTGAATTGTTTATCAAGCTATTTGTTGCATTAGAACTTCCGTTTGATGTTTCATTTGCTTGACTACTTGAATTTGATGTTATTTCTCTGTTATCTGTACCAGTTTTTGTTGTTATTTCGCCGTCATTAAATATATTCCAATTTTCCATTGCATCAAACATTTTATTATAAAAAGGCATAATTTCATTAAGTTTTACATTTAATTGAATTCTAAAAGCTGTTACAGTTTCAAATCCAATTCTACGCATTAAAAAATGGTTTAAAATCATACATTCAAAATCTTCTTTTGTTATCCTGTCACTTAATGGATAGTCAAAATCAAAAATTGTTGAACGTCCTTCTTTTGCTAAATCTTTTATTTTTGTTTTATCTGTTTTTCCGTAGTTAACTATTGACTCTAAAATGCTATAAACTGTTGGGGGTTTTTCATTCATTACCGGAATAAACGGAACAAAAAATAAATTACTTGCATAATAATCAAATGGTAACATTTTCATCAACCTCCATTTCTTCTTGTTCTTCTTCAAAATTTTTTAATGATGATGGAATGCCATCATAATATTTTACTTTTAAATCAATATCGAATTTTTTATTAATCATGTCAACAGCTTTTTTTCTTGGTTCGTATCTTGAAAAACGACTCGCAATTGTTCCGCCTTGCATTGCTTGTATTTCATCCTTTATATTTCTTTCTTTCTTTTGAAATGATAAATTTGCAATACCAATTAAACGTAAAAATTCATTGTAAATTTTATCCTTGTTTAAATCTACTTTGTCGCTGATATATGGTGCCGGTTCCATTACAAGTGTTGTGTCGTTTAAATCTATGTCGTCATACGTTATAACTAAATTTTCAAAACCATCAACATTATTAACCATATCACGTACAGATTTTTCCTTATCACTTGTTGTTTTCCAAAATCTCGGCGTCTTTTGTTGTCCGTATATTGATATCCATTACTCTTTGATACATACTGAGTCTTTCACTATATTGTAAAATGTCTAAATAAATAGGGTAACGTCCGTTATTGTCATACATTATAACAAATTCGCCATAATTTAATTCACGTCTGTATGAACCGTTTGGTGCTGTTGCAATTATTTTTTTAGGTCTACCATAAATATCAAGTGTTCCTAAAACTGTATAAGGCAAAGCAATTACTCCTAAAACTTCGTCTTTGAAAAATGCAATAGAACCATCACGCAACAATTTTTTATTTAAAAATGCAACGTCTATATATTCCGGTAAATTTTCAAATTCAAATACATTTTCAGCAAGTGTTAGCATTTGTCTTTTATACATTTCGTATGTTTTCCAATTTGAAAGTTGCGAATTCACTAATTTTCGTTCCATGTTTTTTCTCCTTTCTTTAAAAATAAGGTGCAACATATAAAATTGTTGCACCTTTTCTCTAGGTTTACGCAACTGTTATTGTTGCAGTTCCTGTTTTTGTATTATCATAAACTGATGTTGCTGTAACTGTTACTGATTCAACTGTTGCACTTGCTGGAATTGTTAATTTTCCTGATTGATTTATTGTTACGCCGTCTGCTTTTGCGTCATTATCGATTGACCATATAACAGCTTGATTTGCAAATCCTGTTGTTTCAACTGTCTTTGATAATTCAAGACTTTGACCCTTTGTTACTGTTGCAGTTGATGGACTAATTGTGACACTTACAACGCTTTGTGGTGCGACTGTAAATACGACAGCATTTTCAAATGGTGATGTTGCCATTATTCCCCATTCGTGCAACCATAGATTTTTCTTTAATGTTTGAGGATTGTAGAATTCTGTTGTTTTATTTGGTGACATTGTATCCATTCCATATCTTCTATTTTGGAAGAAATCTGCACCAACAATTACGCAAGGAATTTGTTCAAGTAGTTGTAATTCTTCGTCAGTAAATGGAACGTAACCGTCTAAATATTCGCCCTCTATTATTTCTCCGTTTTCATCTCTTTTACAGAATATCTCTTTCATTCTTGGCATGTCGAATTCTCCCATAGAATCTACCAATTCGGCGTGTGCACGCATATCTGCCTCGTCTTTAAAGAATGAAGTGCTAAGCACCTTTGTCGTGAATCTCGCTTCGAACATAGAATCTAAAATTGCAAATTGGTTGTCAAATGAAGTTGCTTTTCTTATTCCTGCGGGATTGTAGAAAGGTTTTCTAAATGTCATCTTGTTTGAATGTCCTTTTATAAATGAAACAATATCCCTTTCTGTTATATTTTCAAAATCTGGAATTTGCTTTGCTGTTACTGTTCCGTCTAAAATTCTTCTTGCAAGAATATATTTTGAAACTAAAAAGTCGTCGTATTCCATACCTTCAAACATAGAATTTACAATTTCGTCAATAAGTGTGAACAAATCTTCTGTTTCAAATGCCATTGACATTTGTTCATCAGATGTTGTTGTTTTATAGAATTTTTGATAATTTACTTCATATATTGTACTTAATACGTTTGGAACTTCTGTTTCTAACATTGCGTGAGGTCTGTTTGCGTATGTGTTATAATCATATACGTTCGCAATGTCAACAATTATATCTCTGACTTGTTGTCCATAACTGATTGTTCCCTTATCTGTAAATTTTCTCCAAGGATTTTCCCAGTGATTTCTTGTTATTACTGTTTTTCCTATTATATTAATTGTATTTAAGAAAGCATTTTTATATACAGGATTTCCCATTATAATTTTACCAATTGGCTGTATGCTTTCGCCTTGTTTAGGCAAATCAATTTCACTTCTTAACTCTGGAGTGACATTAATTATATAACTTAATAATTCAACTGAATTATTTGCTTTAACATTTTTCAATGTTACTGAATTTTTACCCATTTTTTTCCTCCTATTATTTTATTATTTTTTGTAAATTTTTTGCAAAAAATACAATAATATTAATAAATTTTCATATTATTATATTTCTTTTACATCGACAATTTCTTCTTCTGTCAATTCTTCTTGTTCTTCTTTGTCATCTTCTTTTGTTTCTTCAGCTTTTAAAAATCTTTCTTTGTATTTTCTTTTGATTTCGTCACGTTCTGCAACAACTTCATCATATGCAGTCTTTTCTACTTTGTCGCTTTCTTCTGATTCAACAAAACTGTCTTCAATGTCTTCAAGTAATGCAATTTGTATGTCTTCATCTGCAACAACTTCTGTTATTTTTTTCTTCAATTCTTCTTTACTTAATTTCATTCGCTTTCCCCTCCTCTCTGTCTAATCGTTCACATAATCTTGTAAGTGCTATTGTGTTATTGTTTAATGCCTCTTTTATTTCATCTTTAAAAGAGTTCATTTCCTTTGTATGTTGTTCGTTTAATGCTTTTGTGTCTTCCCTATTATTGTCAGTAATATATTTTACATAAATTGCCATAAATATACAAGCAACAATTGGAAACGCATAACTTCCTAAAAGAGTAGCAATATCCATAATAAAATACCCCCTTTTTTTATTTACTTTTATTATTAACATATTTTTATTTTTTGTCAAGAAAAAACGAAAAATTTTTACATTGTTCGTTTTAATCTGATTTTATTAGCATATAATACCCATGGAAACTTTTTCTTTTCTCTTGTTGGCGTCGGTGTTGGAGGTGTCGGCGGTGCTGTTCCGTCCCATTTTACAATAGTTCCTCTTTCATTTGGAAAACCTAAAGGTGTACATGGATTTACAAAATTTGCACATACCCAGCTTTGAGATGTTGACGCCTCTAAATGTAAATGCGTTCCTGTACTATTTCCAGTATTTCCCATTTTTCCTACAATTGTATTTAAATTTACTCTATCCCCTACATTTAAATTTACACTTCCATATAACATGTGACAATATCTATAATAAAGTCCCGTTCTATGGTCTAAAATTTGAACTTGATTTCCTAACGCTGGCGATGTTCCCGTACTTTCTTTATATACATATACAACCTCTCCGTCATCTGTTATACTATATAAATCGGGATTTTGTATTGATACTCCGCTTTGAGGAAAATCTACTCCAGTATGAAATCCGCATGAATAACTACTTGACACATTTCCATAAGGCTGTCCAATTGTACAATCAATATGCATTGGACTATATCTTGTTGTATATTCCGCCATATTATTGTCCTTTCTATTTTATAATAAGTTTTTGTCCAACTTTTATAAAATCAACATTTGTTATTCCATTAACTTCTGCTAATCTTGAAACAGTTGTATTATATTTTTGTGCAATTTTAGATAAACAGTCGCCTTTTTTTACAATATAAATTTTTTCGCTTGTTATATTTCCTTTCAAAATTTCATTTACTCTTTTTTGTACTTCATTATATAAAGAACCTAATTTTTGTTTTCTTTCTTCTCCATTTCCATATTTACCCTCTATTACTTCTCTTGCTAATTTTTCAATATCAGAGTTATCAACAGAGTTATTCACATTTTCAACAGTATCATATTTTGTCAAATTATTTGAGTTTATAATTGACATTATTGTATTAATATATGTTGGGCTTGTCGCATATCCGCCCATTTTAATTGCTGTAATACATTCCAAAGGACTATTTGTTTTTATAGCTCTTTTGTATCTTGAATTATTACATATTAAATTAAAATAATCGGAAATTGATTCTTGCAAATTATTGTATGCCCTAAAACAAGCATTTATATTTGTATAACTTACACCGTCGTAACATTCTTTTGTGTTTGCATTATAGACTTTTCCTTTCCAATTTGATGTTGCTTTGATTCCAAAAATCGCATTTGCTTTCATCATAATTTGACTTTGTCCCCAGCCGTGATTCGCATATAGCTTGTGCAATTACTACGCTTGAAAATAAAGGATTTCCTCTTTTGTTGTTTTCATTAACAACTAATTTTGAAACAGTTTGTAAAAATTCTTGTTTAGTCATTTTTTATTACCCCCTACAATTAAATTTATATAGTATATTATCATTTCAATATTTGCAGAAAATGTCAAATTGTCTTTCCATTCGTAAAATATTGTCTTTGTGTCAATTTTTATACTATACATTTTTATTTTAACATAATTTACTTCAATTTGCAATGTTGGAAATTTATCAATTAATTTTTCTTCTATTTCTTCGACCATA